AAAGATTACAACAATTGTTTGCAAGCAGTACACGATTATGACAAATTTGTTGATGTAGGTATTGCTGGATTTGGACAATTAATTTATTTAGTTGAGCCTGATGGCACCTCACACCAGAAATATTTCTCACGAAAAGCATAATTTATGCAGTACAACATGCAGGAGCAGGGTAAAATTGTAGAGGTCCAAAAACTACTCGTTAAGGGGGAAATCATGGACAGTAAACTAAATCGGTGCGCTTATGGCGCTTGGCATTACGGAGAAAAACTCTGCGAAGTTTGTACCTTGGAGGTCAAGGGGTAGCCCGTTAAGTTTATAGCGCAAATCCTTTTAGCAACCCTTTTAGGGGCTGGATTTGTTGCTAGTACACCTGCTGCTGCCGAAGCCCCACAACTAACGCAAAAACAAAAAGTAAAGTTGTTGGAGCCTAAACAGTATGCGCTTGCCATGGTTAAAAAACAATGGAAACCTGATGCGCAAAAACAATTTTCCTGTTTAAATCAACTCTGGACAAAAGAAAGCAACTGGCGCTCAAATGCTTTAAACAAAAGTTCAGGTGCATTTGGAATTGCCCAGTTTTTGCCGACTACTTGGGCTAACTACAAATACCCATACAAACCAAAAGATCCACAAATTCAAATTGATGCTGGATTGCGTTATATCTACAAGCGTTATTCATCTCCTTGCCACGCTTGGGCTTTTTGGCAAAAGAAAGCAGGGCCAGATTTGATTGGTGGCTGGTATTGAGTAGAATAAATTATGGACAAAAAAGTTGTAAAAATTGTGCAAGATCGTGCTGGTAATTACTGCGAAGTTTGCGGGTCACCAGCACTGCCGTCTATGGCGTTGCATCACAGAAAACTCAAATCTAGGGGCGGTCAGGACACGCCAAGCAATTTAATTAAGATACATCACGGCTGCCATAACCTAAATACCGATAGTATTCACCTCAATCCTGCAAAAGCGGAGGCAAAAGGTTGGTTATGTCCATCATGGAGAGAGCCAAACGAACACCCTTTTGTTAAACCAGATGGGACTATTGTTTTATTACAAAATGATGGTTCTGAATACATAATGATGGAAGGCGATTAAATGAACATAACAGTAAAAGGCAATGTTGGATCTGAGCCAGAATTAAAATTTTCTAAAAATAATATGGCTTACATAACTTTAAGTGTTGCCCATACACCACGCGTTAAAGATGGTGATGATTGGAAAGACGGAGATACCATGTGGTTTAGAGTGGTGCAATTTGGATCTAAGGCTGAAGCAACTGCTGATTGTATAAAAAAAGGTGATGCAATTTTGGTATCTGGTGCATTAAAACAATCTACTTACACAGACAAAGAAGGCCAAGAAAAAGCATCATTAGAAATTACAGCAGATCACATAGGATTAGTTCCCCGTTTAGTTAAAAAAGTAGCAACACGAACAGAAGGAGAATTTGCATGGTAACAGATGGATTAATAAGCGCAGCAGAAACAGCGCAGATGCTTGGCATAACTATGAATAACTTACGCCAAATACAACACCGTAAAACAATTACATGGGTGGAGAAGTCAGGCCGTAATGTTTATTACCGCAAAACAGATGTTGAAAATTATGTTGCCAAGCGTCAGGCCCGCGTAAGTGAGTAAAGAAAAATATATTAAACCTTTAAAGATTTGGGTGCATTACGGATTCTTTTTAAAGCGTTTTGGTTTAGGTTTCACCATTGACAGGTACCAGATCTCAATAGATCTTGGACCATTATGGTTAGGCGTAGAATGGGATTAGCAGAAGATCCAGAAGTAAACATTGCGTTGCAGTTGTTTGCTGATAAATTACGCACAAAAGGCAAAGACGCACTAGCCTTTAAAATTGAGAATTTAATTGATTTAATTACAGATGAAGTAGAGAAGGAAATCAAAGCAAAGCCCCGTAAGTAAAAGTATTCTTGGGGCATGACGCTTGTTATTGAAGAAGAAGTGACCGTGGCAGATATTGATGAAGCCCTGGCACACATTAATCTCATGCTTAAAACAGATCACTACGGCAATCGCCTAACATGGAAAAAGAAAGAAATGTTGCTAGAAAGTCTTGATGATCTATTAGACGCTAGGTTGCATTTAATGAAAGAGTTTGTATAAGATTACGGTACTGGTCAGGTCAGATACCTGGCTGAGTGCTGGATAAGACCCTCACAATCTTAACGGCTTGTGGGGGTTTTGTTCTATACAGGAGGAAAGATGATTAAGGTTAGAAACCCGTTTTATGTAGTAAAGAAACACAGCAGTTTTGTTGCTGCTACTTGTTTCCATTGCGGGGTAGTTATTAAGTTATATTACACAGAGGTGCGAGCATATAACTACTGCAATTCTTGTAAGTAATTATTTAACTCAATTTGATAGTTAATGTTTCCTAATTTATAGTGAACACATGGTAAGAAACATAACACCTGAGCCAGACCAGATTGAGCGTGAGAACAAAGTTCTTGAACTACGCTCACAGTCTTTTACTTGGCGAGCCATTGCAGGAGAAGTTGGTTATGCCAGTGGTGCTGGTGCGCTGAAGGCTTATATGAGAGCCATTAAACGCCAACAACAAGAGCCAGTTGAAGCAGCGTTGTTTATGGAGTTATCGCGCTTAGATGAATTGCAATCAACTTACTGGGAACCCGCAGTGCAGGGCAATATGCGAGCGGGCGAATTTGTTTTAAGAATTATGGATAGGCGGGCTAAATTCTTGGGGCTAGATGCTCCAACTAAAATACAAGCAGAGGTGGTGAGTTATGAAGGCGGAGCAGGAACACTTGATGCCGAAGTTGATAGAATCGCAAGAATCATTGACGGAGTTGATGGAAACAGCACAATCACCCTCACTGAACAGCAGGATCAAGGCGAGCAGGTTTATATGGAGAAACCGCTTAGCCCGTAAAGAACAATTACCACCAGATGGCGATTGGAATATTTGGCTTTACATGGCTGGTAGAGGTGCTGGTAAAACCCGTACAGCAGCCGAATGGTTAGCCTGGGAAGCCATTAGAACGCCTAATACAAGATGGGCGATAGTTGCCCCTACATTCTCTGACGCAAGAGATACTTGTGCTGAAGGCGAATCTGGAGTTATTTCTGTACTGAGCCGTTACCGAATGCTGGCGCATTGGAACAGATCTATGGGCGAGATCTTATTAAATAACGGATCTAGGATTAAATTATTTTCTGCTGACCAACCAGATCGTTTTAGAGGCCCACAACATCATGGCGCTTGGTGTGATGAATTAGCAGCGTATAGATATTCTGACGCTTGGGATCAATTACAGTTTGGATTACGCCTGGGCGATAAACCTAGAATTGTAATCACAACAACACCGCGACCTATGCCGCTAATTAGAATGCTGGCTAATAGAACTGACGGAACAGTAGTTATTACAAAGGGATCTACATTTGATAACGCTGCAAATTTAGCGCCATCTGCATTACTAGAATTGCAAGCCCGTTACAACAACACCAGGCTAGGCAGACAAGAGTTATATGGCGAGATCTTAGAAGATACTGAAGGCGCTTTATGGACTAAGGGATTGATTGACCGCAACAGACTGAAGAAAGCCCCTGCTCTATCCCGTATAACAGTTTCTATTGACCCCGCAGTTACAAACAATCAATCATCTGATGAAACAGGAATTATTGTTTGTGGATCTGATTCTGCTGGGCATGGATATGTGCTTGGAGATTATTCATTTAAAGGTTCACCCCTGGATTGGGCCTCTAAAGCAGTATCGGTATTTGATGAATGGAAAGCAGATTCAATCCTGGTAGAAGTAAACCAGGGTGGTGATATGGTGAGTGCAGTTCTAAAGCAAATTAGACATTCCTTGCCTATTAGAGAAGTGCGAGCGCACATAGGTAAAAGGTTACGGGCCGAGCCAGTAGCGGCAATGTATGAGCAAGGCCGAATTCACCACATAGGAGAGTTTGCAGTTTTAGAAGATCAAATGACGGTGTGGACACCAAATGATTCTTATTCACCAGACCGTATTGATGCTATGGTTCAAGCGTTTAGTAATCTGCTTGGATCACAGAATGTTAGTAATTACTTTAATGCTCTTGCTAACTTTTGTCCGAAGTGCGGACTACCAATGCCTAAGTCAATGTCACATTGTTCTAAGTGTGGAAGCGCTATGATTAGTGCTGCTGAAACACAAGGGCAATTAATTTAAGGAGATTCACATGGGTCTGCGTGACCGAATCGCAAGAGCAATAGCAGGAACAGATTTAGAGAAGGCTCCGCGTTTACCTGCGGGTTCAACAACAATGACTGAACAAGAAATGCGCAATCGCGCTGGTGGTTCTATCGGTCAATCTTATGGAAACAATGTGCCACTACCTAGAAATCCTTGGCTTGGAATGGTTCCATTTGGACCAGGCTTGCCAATTACACCTGGTGCAATTAATCCACTGCGACCAGATGGCAGACCAGATCCGCGTAGATTTGAATACCAAGTTGCACAAAATATAAATGTAACTGAAACCCGTTTAATATCATTTAAAACATTAAGAGCAGCAGCAGATCAAATAGATATTTTGCGTAGATGTGTAGAAGTTACTAAATCAAAATTATCAGGACTTGATTGGGATATTGTTCTTGGATCTGACGCATCAGAAAAGATTGCAGCCGAATCAGGCGGAGATCATGTACGCGCTATGGCTAAAGCCCGCGAGAAGTACACAGATGAAATTAATAGAGTGCGTGAGTTCTGGGAGAATCCAGACCGCGCTAACGGACTTACATTTACAGATTGGTTAATGATTGCTGCTGAAGAAACTCTTGTTATTGACGCACTTGCTATCTTCCCACAACCAACAGTAGGTGGAGATTTATACGGATTACAGATATTAGATGGCGCAACAATCAAGCCATTAATTGATGATCGCGGTATGCGCCCTGCGCCACCATCTCCTGCTTACCAACAGATTCTTTATGGCTTTCCTAGATCTGAATTTAGTGCAAACGCTGATGATCCTGCTGCTGATGGTGAATTTACTGCTGATGACTTGGCTTATATGGTGCGCAACCGTAGAACCACAAGCGTTTATGGTTATTCACCAGTAGAGCGAGCGCTGCCATTGGCTGATATTTATTTAAGAAGGCAACAATGGATTAGAGCCGAATATACAGACGGTGTAATGCCAGATCTGATGTTTACAACTGATGCTGAATGGGGAACTAACCCTGATCTGCTACGCGCTTATGAAAACATTCTAAATGATGACCTGGCTGGACAGACTGAGCAGCGTAAACGCGCTCGCCTGCTACCAACTGGATTAACTCCAATATCAAATGAAGGATATGGCGAGAAGTTTAAAGATACATTAGATGATTATTTGATTACATCTATCTGCGGTCATTTTGGTGTGCAACCTGCTGAGATTGGTTTTTCTCCCAAGGGAGGATTAGGCGGTGCTGGTTTCCAAGAAGGCCAGGCTGAAAATGCAGAAGCAATTGGCATTCAACCATTGGCTAACTGGTACTCAAAGATGATAACTAACCTTTCTTACGCTTACCTTGGTATGCCACGCGAACTTGAATTTAAATTAATGACCTCAAAGCGCATGGATAATGAAAGCAATGCCCGCAAGTCACAGATTGAAATTACCTCTGCTGGTAAAACTATTAATGAGCGTAGATCTGAATTAGGTTTACCTTTACTAGATACTCCGCAAGCCGATATGCCGTTGCTTGTTGCTGGTGCAGACATTTTCTTATTCTCACCAGACGGAATCATCAATGCTAAAGATGTAATCTCTGCTCCTGCTTTAGAAGGACCAAACGCTACGGCAATAGCGCCATCTACTCCGAATACAGCCGAGAGCGAAGCAGAAGAAGCACCAGGACCTAAAGAAGAAAATGAGATTGAAGAAGAATTAGACAGGAACACGGTTGATGAAGTTAAAGCCTTTATGAAATGGGCCAATAAAGGTAAACGCGCTCGCCTGTTTGAATTCAAATCTTTAGATCCGATTGTTGGGGAAGCGCTTAACCGTTGTGCATTTGACGGGGATCTTGAAACCGCAAGAGCGCTCGCTAAAGCGTATCTAACATGATCTGGGAACGCGCCCTGGAAGCAGATGCGCGTTTAGCGGCTAGAAACTCAGTAAAGATTAGGGCTGCTATTGCTCAATCTTTTAATGCCAAGCGTGTTTATGAGCAATACCTAACTACTCAACCTGCGGTAAGTAATAAGCCTGCGCAAGATCGCGCCCGCGCAAGAGCCTGGGTAATTATGAATGTCCGCGTAAACATGGAACCGCTCAAAGAAGTTATGTTAAGAGTTTGGGCTGAAGGATATGTAACTGGAGATGCGTTTGCGAACGAACAAGTATCTATGGCTAGAGTTGCAGCCAAGGCTGATGATGGAAGTTATGTAGATTGGTCAAACTGGAAGCCAGGAGATCAAGCCTCTGCTTTATTACTGCGCCCACCTAAAGCATTTCAACAATTGTTACAAATGCAAAGCATTACATTCAAAGATTTCAGTGATACAACTGTTAGAGATATTGGTAATGCCATTGCTGACGCTATTGAACTGGGCATGACTGCTGAAAGATCGGCTAAAAACATTGCAAGGCATGTGGCTAATCCTGCGCGAGCGCTGAGCATTGCCATCACAGAACAAAACCGCGCTATCTCCTACGCGACTATTAACCGCTTTAAAGAATCCGAGATTCAAAAGATGGAATGGCAAACATCTAGCCCTTGCGATAAATGCGCACAAAACCAGGGCCAAGTTATTGAAATAGGTGGAACATTTAACTCAGGATCTACCCAACCGCCTGTTCACCCGCATTGCCGTTGCGTATTGCTACCTGTAATTCCTGATTTTGATGAATTAGATGCAACCCCAACAGGTACAACATTAGTAACTCCGCCTATCGCACCTGTATTGCCTCCAGTTGTAGCCCCAACCGTAATTGCGCCTAAGCCTGTATCTGTAAATCCAGGTTTTGCAATCTATGATGAAATGGATAGCCGACCATTCATACCTGGTAAGTGGGAAGTTGTACCTAGAGAGGCTATGTTAGAAATAGAACTACAAAACATCATACGCTCACGCACTACAAAGATAGATAGAGCAAGAGCAGAAGTAATTTACATGTTACATGGAAAGAAAATGGATCGGGATTTTGTTGCCAAGGGTGTTGTTTACAAGAACGGTCCTGTTGAAGTTCAATTTGGTGGTACAGGCCTTGCGGTCAAAGAAGAAATACGCAAACAAGTAATTGAAGAAGTAGAAAAACTACAAGTAAGCAATCCTAAAGACCGTGCCGTAGTCCACATCACTAAGGACAGTAAGAATAAATACGGTTGGGCATACCTAGGCCAAGAAGATATATGGGTTGTTCCTAGAATTGTCAAAGACACAGAATTAAAGGTAGGTAGCGCTGGTAATTTCAAGATGCCAGTAACTCCAACTACGACCCAATTCCAATACACCCTAGCCCACGAATGGGGTCACATAGTTGATAAACTCAGGGCAGGTTCTACTGGTAGTCAGACCGCAGATACAACTTTAATAATTGGCAAACTTAAAAAACAATTCCCAGATGCGTTTAAGAGTGGTTACTCAGGCGAAAACACTAAAGAATTCTATGCTGAAATGTTCACCGAGTATTACAGGACCAGTGGAGCAACAACTAACCCGCTTGTTCAGGCTATGGCTACGGAATTTGGCTGGAAGGTTCCCGAAGCACCTAAAGTAGTTGTTCAATATAAACCCGCTACCAAACCTTTTGCTTATTTCACTGCTGAAAAGAGCCAAGATTTGTACCCATTAAATGCTAAAGGTGAACCTGATTACGGTGCTTACAACAGGGGCGGCCAAAATTTGTATCTAAAAGAAGTTATGCGAGAGCAAGGATTCCTGGGTAAACCACAAGTTGTTTCTGCGCAACAATTTGATAATTATGTTACACAAGGCGGGGTACCTTTATATCGCGGTATAGCAGCCAAGACCCCAGAAGATGTTGATAGTTATGTTAGCCAATTAGTATATGGAGAAGATCCTTTTGTTGGTAAAGGTATGTTTGGAGATGGTACTTATTTTACCGACAGCAAATCTGTGGGTTTAAAGTTTGCTAAAGAAGATGCACAAGGCAACCCCATACCTTTTGGTAAAGTTATAGATGGTGTAATAGATCCTAGAGCCAAAATTATTGACATAGATGATTTGCGAAAAGATTTAAATGATTGGTATGAGAGTTTTCCAGGTGGTGTATCGGCATCAGATTACGCTCAGGATTTTTATGAAACCCTTTCTCCTGTTGCCGTTGCCCGTGGGTATGATGTCATAAGAATTAAGAACCCATCTGTGGGTTTAGATCCAACAGCCAAGGTAGATGCTTATTATTATGTAATTTTAAACAGAACCGCACTCATAATGAAGGAGGTAAAATGAACGAAATAGAGGTATCGCGTAAAGCAGGAGCGTTAAATGGTTATCTGAAACTAGAAGCCATGGAAAGACTTGTTAAAGCCATACAAACGGCAGACACTTTTGACAAAATTGCAGAACCTTACAAAACATGGTTGTTGGATAAGTCAAAAATAGGAAAATCTAAC